TTATATGGGGCCAAATCACAACTGCGGAGACTCGCGACGAATTTTGGAGTCTTTGCGACGAGCTGGATCCTAAGTCTCTGGTGTGCAATTTCCCAGCCCTTGCACGATTCGCCGATTGGCACTTTAGACCGGTCAAAATACCCTACGCTACTCCCGATGGAGTATTTGACCTTACCGACTATGAACGTCTTGCCGACTGGAGAGATAACGTTTTGTTTGGATCCCTTGGAGGTAAGTGAAGGAAAGCAGTGGGCTGCGCCCGGCAGGGTTGGACCTCTGGGAACTCCGGCCGCTCCAGAGTCGCTCGCCGTCCGTCGCCCCAGCCGGCCCTTTTGCGATTATTATGCTGATTACTGATACTAGGTAGACGAAAGTCCCTCATCTTATTCGGACCTACTAGATTGGGAAAGACTGTGTGGGCCAGATCTTTAGGCAGCCATATGTATATGGGAGGTTTGTTCAGTGCCGGAGAGGCACTAGACAACCCCCAGGCTGACTACGCGGTGCTGGATGATCTTGCGGGTGGGATTAAGTTCTTCCCGCGATTTAAGGATTGGTTGGGATGTCAGATGCAATTTCAACTTAAGGTTCTCTACAAGGAGCCTAGCTTGTTTACTTGGGGGAGGCCTTGCATCTGGTGCTCTAATGTGGATCCACGCATTGGCATGGACCCTGTGGATATTGATTGGATGGAAGGAAATTGTATTTTTGTGGAGATTACCTCTCCTATTTTTCGTGCCAATAGTACGTAGCTTGTGAGGATACCGTCAAGGCATCCTCCGGGTCATCGGGTGCTGGGCAAAAATAGAAATCCAAGACATAAATGTTTCCGACTCCGACCTTTGTATTCACGCTGTATGGTACAGGTGTCATGCTGACGCCATTCTGCTCGTCAGCGTACACCAGGGATTTGTTGATAGCGTCGTAGACGCGGATGACGCGTGGCTTGGGTGCTTCATTGGAGGACGAGTAGTTGAAGCTCTTATCGCTGATGACAGTGACCTTGCGCTTGTCTGTCTTAGCTCTGAACGGGGATACCCAGTCGACACCACCGGTGCCTTCGAATAGCTCTTCGAGTACGTCAATGCGCATCTGGTCGTATGGACCCTCTGTAATGTTGCCTAGATCTCGCATGGGGAGATTGCTGGTGGAGTTGGGGCCAACTTGTGCGCCGACGCTTGCAGCTACGGCGGGTGATCCGCCAAATAATCGCTTCGTAGCGAACATGATTCGTCTGTGCCACCAACAGGTTGAGCTGCTGGGTATGATGGTGTACGTCTGGGAGAACCCCTTGACGTAGGTGGAGGTTGCGGTGCGATACGCCTCGTAGGCTGCGTTGTTTGGGACAAGCCATCTGTGGCTAATGTTGGCCAGAGTGAAGTGAACCCTCCCCGACGGGTTTGTTTGATTCATCTGTAGGGGTGTACCAAGGGAGACCGGGCTTTCTGGGCTGGGATTGGAGCCCTGGAACGCCGCTGACAGCATTGTGTCTCTCTTTTTCTTCGCGAGCATGTTGATCATCCTCTTCTTTGAGCTTCCACCATACTTCTTTCGGCCATAGCGACTTGGCCGACGCGAAACCCTGGAACGTTTTGTTGGGGTCCTCCTCTTGGCTGTTGAATACGACCTTCTTCTCCGGGCGTAGCGTGGCATTTTGTTGAGACATGTCTCATAATTGTTGGGACAATTGTTGGGGGGGACCGAAGTACTTATAGTCCTTCTGAGTCCTGTGTCCTGCTGTATAATATTAGTTTTCAGCAGAACACTTAGGACATGCCAAGCCTTTTTTTTTGTGCCCAACACTTTTTACTCACTTACGCTCACACCGAAGGCCGTGATGGCAAACCCCCACTGGACCCCTTTAGAGTTGTTGAGGTCATTGGAGACCTTGGAGGTGAATGCATTGTCGCACGCGAGCTTTACCCGACTGGTGACGGATTTCACTACCATGTGTTTGTCTCATTCGACAGGCGCTTTCGAAGTCGAAAGGCTAATGTATTCGATGTCGACGGTTACCACCCGAATGTTGAGCCAAGTCGAAAGAATGCGGTTGGAGGTTTTGACTATGCGACTAAGGACGGCGAAATTATCGCTGGAGGTCTCGAACGGCCGAGCGGAATTGGCGGCAGAAGAAGCGCTAATCGAGATGAGGTTATATGGGGCCAAATCACAACTGCGGAGACTCGCGACGAATTTTGGAGTCTTTGCGACGAGCTGGATCCTAAGTCTCTGGTGTGCAATTTCCCAGCCC